GAGGGATTTCCCGGCAAATGCCCATGACGACCCGGAGGACGGTTTAACCGGAATTTATGAAAAGGAATTGGCGGACGGTAATATTAAGCCATACAACGCCGCATGTAAGGGTATTACACGCCGTAACTAACAATAAATTCCATATATGCAAGAAATTAACCGGGGAATATTATAACTTTGCAAAAAGAAAGGGGCAAAGGGATAGCCCCGGAGATTATAAATTTAGTTTTAACGTTAAAAATTTAAAGATTATGGCGATTTGTAAATGCCCGGCAGCCGCAGCGTTGCCAAACATTCCGAACTTTACGTGTGCCGAGAGTTTCGGACAGATTCAGAAAGTAGCGTTTCAAAGATTGTACAAAAGCACCGGGGAAAGAAATTCATTTACCACGGCGGCGGGAATAGAACTTAAAGCGTCATGGACGCCGTTGTTATCGGCAGACGACGACACGAAAGTTGTTTTGACCCCATACGTACAAGCACCAACAGCAGAAGCAGGGGCGGCGCGTACATTTGGCGGCGGAAATGAAACGTTGGGAGGTATTGAGGAAGTAATAGGACGTGAGCCAACCCCATTTACGGCGGTATTGCGTAGAGTTCCGCAAAAGATTATTAAAGCATTGAAGCAATTGCAGTGCGAAAGCGATTCCCAAAATTTGGGCGTTTATCTTTTTGACGAAAACGGAAATATCGGCGCATTGCAGGACGAAACAACAGCAACAACGTATTATCCTATTCCAATTCGTTCTTTGTTCTTTTCTGATAAAACATTGGGAGGATTGGAAGCACCGGACAGCAACAACGTACAATGGTCGTTTTTGCCCAATTGGTCGGATGATTTGGTAATTGTAGCCCCGGAGGATTTCAACCCATTAACAGATTTGAGAAATGCCGAATGATAAAACGACGAAAGTTTTGTTGGAGTGTACAACACTGAAAACAACACGTGAATTTGATGTAACGCACGCCGAAAGATTGTTGAGGATGCGAAACAACGGCGGTTGGCAGTTACCGGAAAATAGTAAATTTGAATTTGACAAAGAAAATGGGCTTAGATATAAGAGAAATAAAAAAGCAGATAGCGGAGCCACGGAAAAAAACGGCGATTAGTAGGGCGGTTTACCACCAAAACCGCATACGTTTTCACGCCCAAACCGTGTTGACGCCGTATGTTATGCAGCCGTTAAATGATTTCTTTGCTTTTGTTTCTAATATATTGCCAGCCGACAAAGTAAGGTTGTTTAAAACAATGTTCCGTTACCCCGTTAAAACAAACGAGGTGACGGACGTTTGTTTTGCTAAATTGAGCCGTATTTTTGATGGTAGAAACCCGGCGCTCAATTATCAGTTTATGAACAGCGAACAACGGGACGATTGGGAGTATTACCGACAAAGCGTTTTAGGGGAGCCGCAAATTTGGGCAACAAAAGGTTGGGAGTTTTTCAAAACCGAAATAAACAGCGTTTTAGTTGTTGATTTGCCCCAAGAACAAGCCCCCGGCGATAAATACCCGGCACCGTATTTCTATTGGTTGCCAATAGAAAGTATTATTACTTTCGATGCGGATAAAACAACGGGCGTTATGCGTTGGATTATATTCAAGCAGGACGACAACCGTATTGCAGTAATAGACGATGAAAGATATAGGGTTTTCAGAGAGGAAAAAGGAAACGTTGGGGAATTACTGATTGACAGCCCGCACGATTTGGGATATTGCCCCGCCCGTTTCTTTTGGAACGAACCGTTAAGCCTAAAGGAACCCGATGTTAAGGCGTCGCCATTGACAAAGGAGTTGGAAAGTTTGGATTGGTTTCTGTTTTACCATATATCGAAACGGATTTTGGATATTTACGGGTCGTACCCTATTTATTCCGGGTATGAGCAAAATTGCGATTACTCAAACGCAGAAAACGGCGACCATTGCGACGGCGGTTTTATTAAAGACAAAGCCGGGAATTATAAATTCGACCAAGCCGGATTATTGATACCATGCCCGAAATGTGGCGACAAAAGAATTGCCGGAGCCGGAACGTATATTGAAATACCCGTACCGGATGGCGATAAACAACCGGATTTGCGCAACCCTATTCAAATGTTGACCGTTGACCGTGATAGTTTGGACTTTAATGTTTCCGAGGAAACACGTTTAAAAACAAACATAATTACGGCGGTCGTTGGAACAAATGAGGAAATAACGACACGGGACGCATTGAATGAACAGCAGATACAAGCCAATTTTGAGAGCCAAAGCACGGTATTAAACCGGGTTAAAAAAGGGTTTGAGGAAGCACAACAATTTGTTGATGAAACAATATGCCGTTTGAGATACGGAAATATGTTTATATCGGCAAAAATAAATTTGGGAACGGAATTTTATTTGTACGACCCCAACAAATTACGGGAACGTTACAAGTTAGCAAAGGACAACGGAGCAAGCGAGGCAGAATTGGACGCATTGCAAAACCAAATAATCGAAACGGAATACAGACACGACCCCACACAATTACAACGTATGTTGGTATTGTCAGAATTGGAGCCGTACAAGCATTTAAGCCGTGCCGAGGTATTGGATTTATACGGAAAAAATCTAATTTCTGAAAACGAATTGCGTATTAAACTGAATTTCGCTAATTTTGTTCGCAGATTTGAACGAGAAAATACTAATATATTGGAGTTTGGCAGTCAAATACCATTCGACCAAAAAATTAAAGTAATAACAGATAAATTTAATGAGTATGCGAGTGAAAACAGAAACAGAGGGTAAAACAAAGGACGTCGGATTGTTGGACGTTACCCCGGAAAATTTCATTGTCCCAAAAGGGGAAGAAAGTTTTTATCATTGCCGAATTGAGGTTGTAAAATTCCACGGCGAAACCGGAGAAAGATTGTCAAAACCACGTATTCAAGTTTTCGGAAAGAAATTCTTTGAAACCTTTGGTTTGCACAATTTGAGAAAGCAGGGTTACAAAGTTGATATTTTGCATGACCCGAACGTTTGGGAGGCTGCAAACAAAGAAAAGATTGAAGCCAATAAACGTGCCAAAGCAGAAGCCGCAGCACAAGCAGCAGCAGAGGCAAAAGCGGCGGAACGTGAGCAGATGAAAGCGGAAATTATTGCAGAACTGAAAGCCGCCGGAGTTATCCCGGAAGAAACAAAGAAACCCGGAAGAAAGACGAAAGCCGAAAAGACAGAAGAAACGGCAACCGAAAGCCCGGAAAATAACGAGAACGTTTAACCATTAAATATTACGAATATGGCACAGATTGCACAGCAGGACAATTTGGTTATTGAAGTAACCACGACCGCCGCAGCATTGGACGGCGACACAAAAGCAAAATTGATTGCATGTATTGAGGGCGGCACAATTGCCGACGTCGTGTTGGTAACAAAAGAGGTTGAAAAGAAAATCAGCCATGCAAAGATTGTTAGTTGGTTGGTTGATACAACCGGAGATTCGCCGAAATACACAATCTACATAGTAAACGCAGATAGTGCGTCAATTGAAACAATTGCACTTAATTAATTCAGAAAGGGTAAAGAATTATGTTAACGAGAGAAATTTTAGTTGCAAATGCGGCTTTGTCGGGATTGACTGACGAACAGATTACAGCGATTACAACATTATCGCAGAATGACGAAAACAGCGTTATAGCAAAGAAAACGAGCGAAATTTACGGGACTTTGGATGCGGATATTTTGGCGGCGTCCGGTATCGCCAAAAACAGCACTGAAAAGACGTATGATTTCGCAAAACGTGTTATTGGGGAGTTCAAAACAAAAGCAGAAAGCGCAAACGAGTTACAATCGCAGATTGATACGTTGACAAAAGAAAAAGCACGTTTGGAAAAAGCGATTGCGTGCGGTTCGGCAGATGCGGAAACGGCAAAAGCATTGAAGCAAGCAAAGGCGGATTTGGCAAACGTTACCACACAATATACAGAGTTGAACACGAAGTTTGAGCAAATGAAAACCGAACACGAAAAAGAAATGTTTGGCGTAAAGATTGACAACGAATTGCAGACAGCCGCCGCCGGGCTTACATTCAAAACCGGATTGCCGGAGAGTGTAACAAAGGTAATTTTGGCACAAGCAAACGAAAAAGTCAAAGGAATGAACCCGGAATACATAGACGACGGAAAAGGCGGAAAGATTTTGGCGTTTAAGGATGCAAGCGGTGCAATTATGAGAAACCCAAACAATCAGTTAAACCCATTTACCCCCGGCGAGTTACTGACAAAAGAATTGGAAACAATGGGAGTGTTGGAGCCTAAAAGACAGCAGCCCGGAGGCGGAACGGAGCCGCCAAAACGTCAGCCCGGAGGCGGTTCAATTACCGTTGATGCAAGCGGAGCCAAAACAAGAACAGAGGCATACGATGTTATTGCAAATTCTTTGATGCAGCAGGGTTTAACAATCGGTTCAAAGGCTTTTGATGATGCAATGAAACAAGCATGGCAAGATAATAACATTAGTCAGTTACCGGAAAAATAACACGGGAAAGGGAACCCCGCATTTAATAACAATTTAAAAATTAATTAATTATGAGTTTAATTGCTACAAGATTACAGAATTGGCGAGTTGAAAACCCGGAATTAGACCGCAATATGACCCGCCCGTGTGAGTATGGCGCATTGGATTTCTTTATTGAACAGACCAACGCCGCAAATTCTATTTTGTCCCCAACATTGCGTGAACGTGCGTTTGCCTCAATTGGTAATACGGTACAAGTTCCGGTTATCAATTACGACGGCGACGTTACCGTTGGCAACGTTCGTTCGTGCGTTATCCCGGACGATGAAAACACGTCAGCACTTTACACGGTTGTTTGGGCTACATATACAATTGGTTTTACTATGGTTCCGGCGTTGTACATGAACAACGAAATTTCGTATGAACACGATTTTAACCGCAAAATGGAAAAGAATTGCCGTGCGTTGGCTGATGCGTTAGACAAAGCAGCCGTTGCCGTATTGGAAGCCGGAAAGACCCAAGTTTTGAAAGATAAATTGAATTACAATTTCGCCGCAAACGTTATCGAAGTTCCAACACAGATGGCAACCGAAATTATGGGCGATATTGACCCGATTATGAGGGCGAATTGTTACCCACGTATGGCGCATATTATCGGTAATGCCGGGGTTGATAGTCTGATTAGAAAATTGGCACAGCACGGTATTTATAATGACGTTAACAAGCGCATGGAATACGACAACAAAGTTCTCCATTACACAAACAACGTTGTCAACGAAGTAGGCAAAAACGGTACATTCTTTGCAGTTGAGGACGGAAACGTTGGCGTGTTAACACGTGTTGACCGTGAGGCATTGCGCCGCACACGTGCCAATTTCCACGAATGGGACGTTGTACGTTTGCCGTACATTGATTTGCCCGTTGGTTCGCATTATTACACAGCAGTAGGCGACCAATCACAGATTGCGGGCGCAGCGAGTGCGGACATGACATGTAACGTTAAGGAATATTTCGGATTCAGTGTTGACGTTGCGTTTATTATCGCATACAACAGCAACCCGGCAACCGTCGCAAATCCGATTGTCAAAGCACAGATTGCCGCACGTGCGGAAAATGTTCCTTTGGGTATGCCCGTATATGTTACCAATTCAGAGGAAACGCCAATTTACACACAGACCGTTTAATTTCGGTTTCAGTATTAACAACATGGGGGCGGGGAAAATCCCCCGTCCCTTTTTTAATTTATAGCAATATGGAAACGTTAGTATCAATTACAACAGATGCAGCCAACAAAACCGTTACAATCAATGAGGCGTCCGGCGGAAAACCGGAACACGCCGTTTATAGTGCAAGAATTGAGGACGGAAATTTGATTTTGATAAATTCAGTAACAACGCAGAAACGTTTTTCGGCACCATTTAACACGGTTTCAATTGACGGGGCAACGTATCAGACGGAAACCGAGTGTATGCAGCATTTGGCAAATATCGGAAGTTTTAAGCAGGGGGGCGGCGCAATCCCGGTAATATATAATCACGCCGGGCAAATTAAAGTAAATTACAATGGTTTGCAGATTTCAAATGTAACAGCCAACCAACAATACGAATTGCCATTGCATACGGCGACGCCAACGGTCGTTGCAGCCCCAACAACGCAATATCCAACCGGAAGCGAAACGACGTATAACCCTGCAATGTTTATTCCCGGAGATAACCCGCCAACAACAATGCGATTGAGGGAAAACAATATTCCCGGACAAACGCACCGTTGGCGTATAATCGGAAGTTATGAGAACAAAGCGCAGGGAAACAACGGCGAATTGCAATTTCTTTTGGTAAACCCGGACAGCGGGTTTTATGTTACCGACCAAATAACGTTGCCGAGCGACAAAACGGAGGGAACATTTACCATTGAATTAATGACAATTGCAGATGATGCAAGTTTGGCGGTTGGTAGGGGTTATTTGCTCAAAGCCGTAACGTCGTTTACTGATAATAATTTGGTCGTCAAAATTGACAGCATTACACGAATTAGCTTTGCCGTAGAAAATCAATAACTATGTATCGAATAAAAGAAATACAAGACGCATTATTGCACGTCGTCGGGTGGGAACAATCCTTTGACCCGGCAAAAGCAATTGACACGGATTTAACGCAGACGGAAAGCGGGTTGTATTTTCAAGGTGCGCACCCGCTTTTGACGTTGGATAATATGGCGGCTATTATGCCGGATGATTGGGGGCTGCAATACCCGGAATGGAACATGATATTACCATACAAAGCAGGGCAAAAAGTACGTCATAACAATATTGTTTGGATTGCGAAAATTGATAATACCGGAGAGGAACCGACGGCGAGCGATTTTAATAATGATTACAGCCGGGAGGATTACGGAAACCCATATTGGAAACCGTACAACATGTTGACGGACTTTTTGGAAAGAATGACACGAAACGGGATTGCAACCGCAATTCAGACATTTACCCAAATTAAGCAGTTGGATAAAGAAACACGCAATTTGTTAGAACGAAGAACGTTTTTTGATGGTGCCGGACGCATACGGGCAACCCTGCAAAATAATCATAAATTGGTTGGCTTTGAAATTGTCCCGGTTCGTGCAATGGGAGTGACAACGAAAATTGAAAAGATAGGTTTGCAAATGACCGGGGCGACCGGAAAAGTTAGAATGTATCTTTTTCATTCGTCCAAAATTAATCCGGTAAAGACCTTTGATTTGGATTTTACCGTAACAAATGGCGGTTTTCAATGGTTCCCGTTAACGGATTGTTATTTGCCGTATATCAGCGACGAAAACAACGCCGGTGGGTCGTGGTTCCTTTGCTACAATCAAGACGAATTACCCGCCGGAATGGAGGCAATAAACGTTTCAAAGGATTGGAGCCGGGAACCGTGCGGAACATGCAACATTGGTTCCGTTCAATTTTGGCGAGAGTTGACAAAGTATTTGCAAGTAACGCCGTTTATGTATAATGCGCCGGAAACGTTCGCAGAATACCCGGAGTTGTGGGATATTGCATACACGATGTACACACGAACCCAAAATTACGGGCTGAATTGCGAAATTACTATTGGATGCGATTTAACGGATTTCATTATTTCCCAAAGGCAGATTTTCCAAACGGTAATACAAAGACAAGTTGCTGCAATTGCATTGCGGACGTTGGCAATGAACCCCAACGTAAGGGTTAACCGCAATCAATCAAATGCAACCCGGATGGATATTTTGTATGAGTTGGACGGCAACACGTCCGGCGTTCGCCCCGGCGGTTTAGGTTACGACCTTAAAAAATCTTATGAGGCGTTGCAAATAGATACGCAAGGGTTAGACCGTATCTGTTTAGCCTGCAATAACCGTGGCGTAAGATACAGAACCGTGTAATTATATAATTCAAAGGGAAAGTTGTATATAATTTCATGTAAAAATTGTATTTATGAAACGGATAACCGATTTGCGAAAAAGGGTTGCGGATTTTAACGAGGCTTTGACATCCGGGCGGATAATACAAAACATTATATGGGACAATGAGGCATATATAGTTGATTTGAACGCCGAGGAACAATTGTTTGAACAAGGTATTAACCGTTTGGGCGTCGAAATTTCGGATTATGCACCATACAGCCCCGTAACAATCGCAATTAAAGAGGCAAAGGGACAGCCGACAAACCGGGTAACGTTACGGGATGAGGGAGATTTTGAAAGTAGTTTTTATTTAGAGGTTGGCGACAAACAATTTGAAATTAAAGCGTCTGACTTTAAAACAGAGGATTTAATAAAAAAATACGGTCGTCAAATATTGGGTTTAACCGACGAAAATATTTCAATATTGATTTGGAAATATATTTTCCCGGATTTAATGGCAGAAACAAAAAAACAAATTTATGGCAAATAACGTAAAAGCCCCGGTTATTGACAACCCGGAATTGTTAGACCGGATAATTGGGAACATTCAAAACGGATTGGTTGATAATTTGCCGTGGTTGGATTATGCGTTTGGCAGGGCGGAAAGACTTGTTAAATACAACGGGAACCAAAAGCGATATTATACGCCAAATGTTTATTCCGGCAATAACGATTATATGGAAGTAACGCCGGATGCAAATATTGGTAATTTCTGTTTTTTTTGGGTTGACGACCCGCAAAACATAAGTTGGGAACCCGGCGTTGATATTGGAATAAAAACGGCGTTTTCGATTATCTTTTGGTTTGATTATCGAAAGATTTTCAACGAAGCAAGCAACAGAAACAAAGAGGCTTTAAAACGTCAAATATTGGACGTATTAAACGGCGGGTTTTGGTTGCGTCATGGAGGCTATAAAATAAACAAAGTCTATGAATTGGCGGAAAACATTTACCGGGGGTTTTCTTTGGACGAAATAGACAACCAATTTTTAATGCACCCGTTCGGCGGATTCCGGTTTGAGGGCGAATTGAGTATTGGAGAAACATGTAAATTGTAGGATATGGAATATTTTATTTATAACATTATTGTTGTCGCATTAATAGCGGCTTTTGTGCTGACATTATTACGCAAATGGGGCGTCATTGAATGGGTACAGATTCACGGGAACGATTTCTTTTCAAAGATGTTTAATTGCGATTTCTGTTTGTCGTGGTGGACGTGCGTTTTGATTTGTTTCTTTGCGTTGATATTTACCGGGAACCCCGTATTTTTGGGCGTTCCATTTTGTAGTACAATGATAACACGTATTTTATTATGAAGAATGTACAAATAAAAGGAATGAACGTTGAGTTGTATGATTCAATCGAGGATTTGCCAATTATGCGTTTCCACAAGTATAACAAAATGCTTTTGGTTGACGCCGGGGTTGGTTCCGATTTGTCGGATTTTGACCGACATATTGAAAAGGTAATACGTTATTTGAACAGCCCAACGCCAAACATGGCAACCGTTGAGTTGGAAAATATGCGCCAAAACATATATTTCATTCAATCCGAGGTTTCCCCCCGGCATTTGGCTTTTGCCGTGTTGGTTAAATCAATAAATGGTAAACCCCGAAACGATTTGTCAGATGATGGATTGCAACAAACAATGAGTCTTTTTAAAGACGTTGCAAATTCAGAGATAACCGCCCATTTGGAAGCGGTTAAAAAAAAAATAGACGATGAATTGCGTTTGTATTTTCCCCGGTTGTTCGATGATGCGACATTGAAAGAGTATTACGATAAATTGAAGCAAAGAACAATTGTTGTATTACGCACAATAATAGACGGTCGGGCAACCGAGGCGGACGCAAAAGAGATTGACGACATAACGGCGGAGTTGATAACGTATTTCAACCCACAAGAATTTACCGGGTCGGAAAGCGTGGAAATTAGGCATGACAGACAATTTGAAAATATGTGTTTGATATTGTCCCAAAATTTGCATGTTGACCCAAAGAAATTTACCGTTTTGGAATATTACAACGCATTTGAGTATATCAAGGAACAAGCCAAAAAAGCAAACAAGCAAAAAAAGGTAAAATAAGGCGATTTCCGGCGTTTTTATTTTTAGGCGATAAATTACACGTTTGAGAAAAGAAAATGCAACAGACGGGGAATTTCCCGTAAATAACTTAACAATCGGCGTATGGCAGATAATAACAACCCAATCAAATATTCGGATTTAATAAGCCCGGATAATTCGATTACAGATTTGATAAAACAATTGGATGAACTTTCGGACACATATACAAATGCGCTGAAAAATATCAAAGCCGAAGCAATACAATTGGCGGAGATTCTGAAAAAGGTTTCCGGCGCAACGGAGGACGGGCGAAAGACAACCAAAAAAGCCGCAGACGATGCGGAACGTTTGGCACGTGCGCAACGTGATTTGGCGTTTGCAGAAAGTGAGAACGCAAAGAAGTTGGCGGAGTTGAAATTGGCACAGCAGGAAGCCAACCAAATAAACAAATTGATTGTAAAAATCAATCAGTCAGCCGAGGGCAGTTATAACAAGTTGTCGGCGCAATATTCGTTAAATAAAATCTATCTGAACAACATGACGAAAGCCGAGCGAGAAAATACCGAGGAGGGGCGCAAGTTAGTTGAGCAGACACGGGAAATATACGAAGAAATGAAGCGTTTGCAGGAGGCAACCGGAAAATATCAATTGAACGTTGGTAATTATACGGAGGCGTCCGACGCAATAATTGCGTATGGCGACAAATTAAAAGAAACGTTGGGGCTTAACAATTCATTTGGCGAGAGCCTTTTGGCGTTAGGTCGTGGAGGCGCAGAAAGCAAAGAAGTATTTACAGCAATAGGCGATGGCGCAAAGGCGTTGGGGAAAACTTTGTTGGGTTTACTTTCAAATCCCGTATTTTTGGCAATTGCCGGGATTGCGGCGGCTGGTGCGGCGTTCAAATGGTGGTACGATTACAACGCCGGATTAGTTGAGGCAACAAGGTTGACGCAACAATTTACCGGAAAAAGTGGCGATGATTTGAAAGCGTTTAGAAACGAGGTGCAAGCCGTCGCAGATTCGTTCGGCGCAGATTTCCGGGAAACATTGATTGCAACAAACGCATTATCAAAACAATTTGGTATTTCTGCAAATGAGGCATTGCAGTTGGTTAAGGATGGTTTTTTGTCCGGAGCCGATGCGAACGGGGAATTTTTAGACGCGTTGAAAGAATACCC